ACTTGATGAGGCAAGACGTACAATGGGCGATGACCGCTACGAGCAAGAATTTGAGTGCAGCTTTGAAGCGGCAATCCAAGGGGCTTTCTACGCAAAAGAAATGAAAGAGGCCACAGAGGATGGGCGTATTACCCGTGTGCCGTATGATCGTGCAGCATCTGTCATCACAGCATGGGACTTGGGCATAGGCGATAGTACAGCGATATGGTTTGCTCAGTTCGTAGGCCAAGAAATCAGGATTATAGACTATTACGAAAACAGCGGAGTAGGATTAGATCACTATGCAAAAGTTCTCTTGGACAAAGAATATCAATACGAGCAACACATTCTGCCGCATGATGTACAAGTCAAGGAACTGGGAACAGGGAAAAGCAGGCTTGAAACGCTTGACGCGCTGGGCATACGGAACATTGAGATTGCGCCGAAACTAGCGGTAGAGGATGGCATACAGGCTGCGCGTACCATGATCCCTAAATGCTGGTTTGATGCTGATAACTGCACCAGAGGCATAGAGGCTTTACGGCAGTATCGCAGAGACTTTGATGAAAAGCTGAAGACTTGGCGAGGTAGACCGCTACACGATTGGACATCACACGGCGCAGATGCGTTTAGGTATCTTGCGGTAGGTTATCGCAGGGAAAGCGATTGGGGTGAGCCAATCAGAAGGAATTTGCGCGGCATAGCCTAGTGTGGTAAGGTGCAGCTAACACAGGAGTTGCCTATGCCCAAAAAAGGTTTGTATTCCAACATTCACGCTAAACGCAAGCGGATCAAGGCTGGTTCTGGCGAGAAAATGCGCAAGGCTGGCTCCAAAGGTGCGCCTACTGCCAAGGCGTTTAAAGCAGCAGCCAAAACAGCAAAGAAGAAAAAGAAATGAGAACAGGAAAATACGGATCATCCGCGAAGTTTAAACCTTGTGCAAATTGCCCAACGCCTAGCAAATGCGCAATGGCTGGTAAGTGTTTAGCAAAGGGGTAAGTAATGGGACTACTTGATGATCTATCAATGGGCCTTGGCCTGAAAGAACGCGACGATGATTATTACGATCGCACAGCAAAAACACTAGGTCGCACACAAGGCGCAGGCCGTGAGGCGCAATATCGTCAATCAAGAGGTTTTGGTCAGACAGGACGGCGTGGCCTTTTGTCTGGGTTCGGTGGTGGATCAGATGGTGGTTCTAGCGGGCAAGGAGACGCGGATCGTCCTTTCTTAGCCCAACTTCTAGGTTATCGTGATTATGAGGATATGTTTGACCGTGGTGGGCGTCATGCATCTGGGGGGATGTATCGTGGCGCTGGCGGCTATAGTTTAATGGCTAACTTGGCACATGCTTTAAGCGGTCAAGAGTTTGGCGAGCGTACACCTTACGAAAAGATCAAAGCAGAGGCATCAGTCAAAAGCACAAATGGTGCGGTTCCAGAGGCTACACGCAATGCTTTATCAGGCCTGCGTCCTATGCTGCGTCCAGATAATTTAAACGTACCGGGGCCAGTAATGGCAGGTCATAACGCGCCTACTCCAACGCCTGCGCAAGATTATGGGTATGATTATCCAGCATATGCACAAAATACACCAGCAGCACCACCTGCACCAATGGCACAAGCTGCAACAGGTCTAACTATACCTTCCGCAGCACCTGCGCAGGGCGTACCAGAAATGGGTGCAGTTGGTGGATCAGAGGAAGCGATGCGTCAAAGAATGCGTAATGCTGGATATGATCCGACAGGTCTTGGCCCATTGGAGTTGCAGACATTTATTGAGGCGATGGGATTGTAATGCCTAAAGACCCCAGATTAGCCAGAGCAGGCGTTAGTGGCTACAACAAGCCCAAACGCACACCTAGTCACAAAACCAAGTCACACGTTGTTGTGGCAAAGGAAGGTGACAAGGTTAAGACGATCCGCTTTGGTCAGCAGGGTAAGACAGGCGATAAAACAATGACAAAACGTGCCAAATCATTCAAAGCAAGACATGCCAAGAACATTTCCAAGGGCAAGATGAGTGCGGCATACTGGGCGAACAAGGTTAAGTGGTAATGAACCTGTTTCAAGTTTTAGGCGGCAGAACACCAGAAGAAGAAGCGTTGTTGCGTGAAGAAGCGGCGGCGACTTTTGGTGATGTCAACTTTGGTCAATATGGCGGTATTGATACAATTTACACGCCAGATGGTCAGCGCCGGGACTTTCACGCGATGCCAGTTGATCGCTATTCAGCGGATGATTTAGAAGCAGCGTTAGAAGCAAATGCATCTCGTAGTGCAATCCGCGAGGGTATTTTTAACTACGTTTTGGATAAAACTGGTGATTTGCGCAAAGCTACAGATGCGGCAACAGCAGCAGATTATACGCCTGCGTTGGGAACGGCTATTGGTTTAGAAGAAGCTAAAATTGCCAGCCAAGAGATCATGCCTTACGTCCGAGAAGGTGATTATAAAAGTGCTGGCATAGAGGGTTTTAACACAGCTATGGGCGTAGCAGAGGGATTGCTTGCGGCTGTACCTGTAGTTGGTGGTGCATTAAAAACAGCAAGTCGTGTAGCGCCAAAGACATCAGCGGATGCCATTGGATTAACTCGCAGCCTGTTGTCGGGTGACTTAGAGGGCATCAGCGATACTTTTACGCGCAGCAGACCAGTACGTTCTTTAAGTGCTGCTGGCACAGATTATGAGCGTAGCGGAGCAAATATTGCAGAATATCTTTCTCAGTTTCCTTCAGCAGAGGAAATTGTAAAAGGTGAACCTGTCGTTCCAATGTCAAACGTCACAAACATCACAACGCAAAAACCAGTGGCACTTTCTCAGCACAGAAGCTCAGGTATTTTGTCAGATGAGCGTCTTGATCCTGTAGAGCGCGGCACAATCGCAGGTCTGTTAGGGCGTGACGTGATGAGCATTGTAGGAGATCAATCAGGCAGACATACGATCACCTCAGTGAATGACATGGTTTTTGAGACACCGCAAAAAAGTCTAGCTGGATTTGAGTTTACAGACATCCCCGGTCAGGGCTATGCAGGCGCACTGAGTGCAACGCAGAGTAAGCTAAAAGAAGCAAAGCGCAGCGTTGATCCATATGTCATGAGTGTTTTGATGGGTGAGAAATCATCCGACTTTTCATTGCATGAGGGCATGGTTTTCGGTGAAATGATGAAGTCAGCGCAGATTGAGCCGAGCGATGTGGCAAAAGCTGATGAAATGATCCGCAACATCAGTAAGCCAGAAGTTATTGTAAAGCGTGACGCAGATGGCAACCCAATCTTGAATAAAGACGGCTCTAAGAAAACGCAATCTGTAGCGACAAAGCCTTATGTTGATACGCCGAGCGTATCTGATCCTCGCGCAATGCAAGAATACATTGCAAATCTTCCTAGCGGTACACATCGGGCTTACTTCTTGAAGGGCTTGGATAAAGCAACGCTGCACAAGCTAGGCATACCGAAAGTACAAGATGCGCGTCTGGCGGTGGCAGATGCTGCGCAGTTAGGTATGGATTGGGGTACGACAGGATACCGAGGGTTTACACCTGATGTGCAGAAAGGCGTATTAGAAACGCGCCCAGATCAGTCTACAACTTACGGATATGGATATGACAAATTAGAGGATCGTTCAGATACTTACTTGTCGGGATCGCGTGGCATCCCAGCAAACCTATTGTTCCGTAACTTGGCAGAAGAACAACGCGCCAAAGGTACAGGTGGTGGATTGTTGATGAACAGTGCGGATTACAAAGTGTATGAGGCCAGCCCAAAACGCGCCAAGCAGCGTATTGAAGATATAGACGTAGAGACAGTTGATAGTTTCTTAGAGGTAGAGCGTAGATTTGGTCGGGAAGCGGCGATGCGATTTGCGCAAGACCTTCTATCTGGTGGAAAAGTCACTGGTAAAATGATAGAAAAGGCTAGAAAGCTAAACGCGCCTAATTGGGTGATTGCTGCGATGGTTCCGATGGCAGCTATGCAAGAAAGCGAGCAATAATGGCTATAACAAGATACTCAGAGCTAAAAACAGCGGTAGCAAACTGGCTAGATCGGGATGATCTAACGTCAGTCATACCTGATTTCATCACCATTGCAGAAAAGCAAATGGAGCGTGAGATACGTCACTACAAGATGATTGAGCGGTCATCAGGCGCATTGGATAGCCAATACAGCGCAGTCCCTGCTGATTGGTTGGAGACAGTACGTTTCGGCATCACAACGGGTGACACGTTTAAGCTGGAGATGACGACGCTCAACGACATGATGACGCGGCGCGAAAGCAATCAGAACACGCAAGGTCGCCCAACACTGTATGCCCACATTGGCGAGACATTTGAGCTATTCCCAACGCCAGATCAGACATACACAATGGAACTGATTTACTACCAAGAAATTCCCAAGCTATCAGCAAGCCAAACAACCAACTGGTTGCTGGGGGATGCGCCAGATGCATACTTGTATGGATCACTGATGCAAGCAGCGCCATATCTTGGCGAGGATGAGCGTGTAGCGGTATGGTCAAGCCTCTATGCAAAAGCAGTTGCAGACATTAATCGTGTAAGCCTGAAAACAAGCCAATCAAGTAGCGGCATGAGAATACAGGTCAACACTTACTAAACGCTGTAAAATAGTGTATAACGAGATCAGATATATCTAGGAGATCAACATGAGTTTTTCTAACTACTTAGAAACAGAAGTGCTTGAATGGGCATTTACTGGTTCTGGCGGTACGCGCCCGACTGTGTGGTACTTAGCACTGTTTACGGCTGCACCATCTGATACAGGTGGCGGCACAGAGGTATCGGGCGGTGCATATGCGCGTCAGTCTGTTACGTTTACTGTAAGCGGCAATACAGCGTCTAATAATGCTGCGATTGAATACCCAACAGCGACTGCGAATTATGGCACAGTAACGCATATCGGCGTGTTTGATGCGTCATCTTCTGGTAACTTGTTGGCACACGCTGCGCTAACGACAAGCAAAACAATTGAAACTGGTGACGTATTCCGTGTTCCTAGTGGAGATTTAGATATAACACTGGATTAATTGAATGGCTGGTTACGGCTCCAGTTTATACGGTCGCAGTCTTTATGGCTATGATGGCACAGTTCAAGATGCGTCTGCTACAGTAAGTGCCTCTGCTTCTGTAACAGCATCTGGTCGTGTTACGTTAATTGGGTCGGCATCAGTCACTTCAACAGCCTCTGTTGCGGTAGGGTATGAAAGAGATCGCACAACTGGTTCTGCCGTTAGTGCTACGTCATCAGTTGATACTTTTGGTTTCCGCACCGCAGGCGCATCCACAGTTGTCTTTCCACAGCTTACAGTATCAACATCAGTTGGCGCTATAAGAAGCACGTCAGCAACGTCATCAGCGTCTAGTGGGTCTAGTTGTGGTGCGGAGCGCATACATCAAGGCGCAGTGAGCGAGGATTGCGTTGGTGAGCTTGTTGCGACTGTAGAACGCGCTCGTAACGCTAGTGGTACTGCTTCATCGTCTTCAAGCGTAATCTCAACGATGGAGCGTGTGCGTGAGGACAGTGCTGCGGTCACGGCAGCGTCAAGTATTGACACGCTTGGATTTAAGACTGCGAGTGCCGTTGTCATCGTGTCTCCAAACCTCACAGTTTCTGCGGATGTAGTTCGTGTTGCAACAAGCAGCGTTACTGTTAGCCCAGCGCTTAGTATCACGGACGCGGTGCAAAGGGTTCGTGAGGCAGCGCCAACTGTAGAGGCTGAAGCATTATTTACGCCAACTGTTGCAATCACTGCGAACGCCTCGTCTTTGATTGCGCCTGCTTCATCTGTGGCTGTGGTTGGCAGCAAGGTTGTGTCTACATCAAGCTCACTTTCTATGTTATCATCTGTAAGTGCAAACGCACGATTGAAGTGGGAAGAAGATGCGGACGTTACCGATACTTGGACGCAGCAAGCTGATCCCAGTGATACTTGGACACCACTATCTGACGACAGCGTAACTTGGACAGAGTTACCAACGAGAGCGGCATAAGGATTGAAAAATGGTTGCTTATACAACAACATATAGTTTTGCAAAGCCGACAGTCGGAGATGATGAGGATGTCTGGGGCGGCTACTTAAATGGTAACTTTGACACGCTTGAGAGCTTGTTGAAGGGTACGACTGCGCTGACCGCAATCAACGTCACTGGTAATATTACGGTTGGCGGGAATGTTGATGGGCGTGATATTGCTGCGGATGGCACAAAGCTGGATGGCATTGAGAGCGGTGCTACTGCTGATCAAACCAAGGCTGACATTGATGCACTGAATATTGATGCTGACACAGTAGACAGCCTACATGCAAGCAGCTTCCTACGAAGTGATCAATCGGATACAATGACAGGTGACTTAACCGTTAGCGAAAACCTAAAAGCTGACGGCGGCAACCTCATCATCGGAGATGACGCATATTCTACAAGCACATCATATGTAGGCATGAAAACGTCATTTATGTCAAACACTACTGATTATATGATCATCAGCGGCACCAACGATGGGAACACTTACGTTTCTGCAAAGAGTGGTTCTGATGTTCATATTAGGGGTGGTGGCAATAACTCTGTATACTCATTAACCGTTTACCCTGATCAATGGCCTACTGTTGGAAATAGTGCGCACTCAATCTGGCACTCTGGCAACGATGGCTCTGGCTCTGGCCTAGATGCTGACTTGTTGGATGGGTATCATGCAAGTGAAAGCAGTACGGGAAGCACTCTAGCTGCGAGAAACAGTAGTGGCGATCTTTATATGAGGTATGGCATTTCCGCTTATCTCAGTATGTCGCACACGACATATCAGCGAGATTCTGATACCACATTCTATTCATCAGGTGACAACTATATCCGCAAAAACAATGCGACAGGCTTTAAGAACTCACTAGGTTTAGGTACGGGTGACAGCCCCTCGTTTGCAGGGCTAAACATCAACGGCAACCTAAATGCTGCCGATAATATTTATATTGCTGGAAGTCTTTACCACGAAGGTGACACCGATACTTTCCTATCATTTGGAACTAATAGTGTTGCGATAGGCGCAGGTGGATCACAAGAAATAACAGTCACCCCAACAGGCGTTCAACTAGGCGACACAGGCAACGGCTACTTCCAACCTGTCTCTGGCAACTATGGCTCTATACAGATTGATGGTGGTGCGCATACTGGTTGGGAAGGTTATAGCATTGGTGGTCGTGCTGTGTTTATGCATAATAATAGCACTACTACTGGCATTTATAACGACGTAGATAATGAATGGTTACTAAATTGTACCCACAACGGCGAAACTTATCTTTACTACAATGGGACATACAAGTTTAATACTAATAGTACTGGCGCAAACATACAGGGCGATCTCAATGCTGTAGATAATATCTATGTTGCAGATAACATTTACCATGAAGGTGATACTGATACTCGCATTAACTTTGGAACCAACCACATTAATTTTTATGCTGGTGGAACTGAGATACTAGAGGTTTGGAATACTGGTACATATAATTATAACGTATACTACGAAGATTATGACGCATTATCAGGCACATCTGTCACGGTAAACTGCGACACTGCCCAAGCATTTAGCTTAACGATGACAGGCAATACTACGTTTACATTTAACAGTGTGACTAACGCATGGTCTACTGGTTTTGTCCTAGAGCTAACAGGCAACGGTGGCACAGTCACATGGCCTACCTCAGTAGATTGGGCGGGTGGTACTGCACCTGATGCACCCGCAAGTGGTGAAACTGACATTTACGTATTCTGGACAAGAGATGGCGGAACAACATGGTACGGCGTACTATCCGTAGACGCTGCGGCATAAAAGCGGTAAGATGCCGATAAGCAAAGGAATTTGATATGGCAAGCACTTGGACACTTAACAACGCGGTTGAAAAAATCGCTGACGGTGAAAAGACAGATACATGGGGTCAGATTACAAACCGTAACTTTGACATCTTAGATCGTGCAGCATCTGGCGTTGGCACGATTGATCTATCATCCTCTGCTGCGGCACACACTCTAAGCACAACAGACGGTACGACAGGCGACAGCTTGGATGACGGGATGTATAAAGTTCTTGTGCTATCTGGCGCGACAGAGGATTGCACGATCACAGTAAGTCCAAACGATGCAACTAAGTTTTACCTTGTAGATAACAATAGCGGATATGACTGCACATTTACGCAAGGCACTGGTGATAATGTCACTGTAGCCAATGGATCAACTGGTATCATCTACTGCGATGGCTCTGGTGCTGCGGCGAACGTCAGGGCAATTATTGACGCGACAACGCTAACCACGCTGGGTATTACAGCATCGGCAGCGGAGTTAAATATTCTAGAAGGCGTTACAGCGACGACTGCGGAGCTAAACTACAATGACATCACAACGCTTGGCCTTACAGAAGCAAGCAAAGTGGTAACTGCGGATGCGAATGGCGATGTTAATATATCAGAAGAGCTAAAAGCAAAAAGCTATAACGATACGTTTTCTGCAATTACTTCATCTAGCGGTACGGCCACACTTAACTGTGAAACGGGTAACGTATTTTCACTAACTCTGAGCGAGAATGTAAGTACGTTTACATGGAGTAATCCCCCCGCAAGTGGTACGGCTTATGGGTTTTCTCTCAAGGTAATACAGGATGCGAGTGCCAGCGGTTACACTATTGCGTGGCCTGCATCGGTAGACTTTCCTAGCGGCACCGCCCCCACCCTTACCGATACCGCTTCAGCAGTAGATCAGTTTGTTTTTTACACGCATGATGGCGGCACCACTTGGTACGGTTTTACTGCGGGTAAAGATTTGAAAACGCCGTCGTAACAGATGACTTAGGAGACTTTTCTAATGAGTAGTTGGAAAAAAACTTTAATGGTAGGAGGAGTAGACGAAGTGCCTAGAGGTGAAAGTTTATTTGCAGTTCCAGGGACATATTCTTGGACATGCCCCGATGGAGTAACGTCTATTAGCGTTGTTGTTGTTGGTGCAGGAGGTTCAGGTCATGTTGTTGGATCAGAAGCTGGTGGTTTATCTAAAATAACGGTGGGAGGCACAGTCGTTCAGGCTAATGGCGGCGCGGCTGGCAACAATGCAACCAATGCTGGCGGCACTGCATCTGGCGGTGATGCTAACAACAGTGGCGGTCAAGGCGGAAGCCGTGGTGGCGGCGGTGCGGCAGGCTACTCTGGTAACGGCGGCGGCGGCGGTGGCAGTTATGTTGCGGGAACAGCAGGTTCCGGCGGCGGTGCTGGTGGTGGCGGCGGCGGTGGCCTTGGATGGTCTGCTGGTGGCGGTGTTAATGTTTTTGGAGAAGGCACTAGCGGTGCTGGTGGTACGGCAGCTAGTGTCAACGGCGGTGGCGGCGGTAGTGACGGTAGCGGCGGCACTTTTGCAAAATACGGCTCACCGGGCTACTTTGGCGGTGGCGGTGGGGCATTCGGCTCTACAAGCTATAAAAGTGGCGGCGGCGGCGGATTAGCTTATAAAAACAACATAACGGTTAGCCCCGGCACATCTTACACAGTAGTTGTTGGCAAAGGTGGACAGTCAACGCAAGCCAACGGAGCAGGGAACGCGGCGGGAGCGAATGGTGCCGTGCGGATAATTTTCCCGGGCGATACACGCCAGTTTCCAACTACGGATGTTGGCACTCCGTAATGAAGCAAAGACTTTGCTATATAAGTGGACTGCCGCGAACAGGCTCTACGCTGCTTTCAAACATTTTGATGCAGAACCCTTCTGTGTACTCAGAGGGGCGTTCTGCTTTATGTCAGATGATGTGGGATATGCAGTGTTCAATAAATGGCCCAGCAGAAGACGCTTTAAAGGCAAGTCGCAGATTAGAGGAAACTAGCAAGGATATTATGACAGAGCTTCCCGCTTTGTATTATAAGTCTGTCAGCAAGGATATTGTCTTTGATAAATGTCGTACTTGGACGCTCTATGAAAACCATCAGATGATAAAGCGTTACATAGATGAAAATCCAAAAGTGGTTGTTTTAATTCGTCCCGTAGATGAAATTGTAAGGTCTTTTGCAAAACTTAGGTTAGATAACGGTTGGGTCGGTGATGTGTATACAGACCTTCTTTTGCCAAATACAGACCCGCTTACCTTGCCTCTTGAAGGCATTAAATATGCCAAATACATTCGTGATGAGGGGTTTTTGTTTGTGACATACAAATCACTTGTAGAAAATCCTTCTATGGTATTAGAGAAAATATATGAGCATTGTGAGATTGATCCCTTTGCGCACGACTTTGATACGATAAAGCAGGTATTTGTTGAAAATGATGATGTGTACGGCCTTGTCGGTATGCATGAGGTTAGGCAAGAAATAAAGTTTCGTGAGAATAATATTGGCCTGCCCCAAAATATTCAGCAAATAAGTGACGAAATGACGAATGCGTTGTATGATGGTTTGCGTGTGATATAGGAGAAAAGCACTATGTATGTTAAATTAGAAAACGATACGCCGATAGAATGGCCTCTCGCGGTTCAGCGCATACGTTTTGAAAATAAAAACGTCAGCTTTCCCGCAGATATGTCTAACGTAAACGTTAGGGAGTACGGATTTGCACCCTTTCAGTTGGCTGACCCAGAGGAATATAACTCTCAGTTTGAGGAAGCTAGGGAGCTACCCCCTGTTGAGAATAACGGTGTTTTTGTGCAGCAATGGGAAATTGTGCAGAAATATACTCCTGAAGAAAAAGAAGCCTTAATCGCGGAGCTTGCAGTAAAAGCGGCTGCTGCTGCTGAAAGTGCTGGTCGTGAAAAGCGAGATGCGCTTTTAGCTGAAACTGATTGGATGGCGTTGAGTGATAACACTCTATCTTCTGAATGGGCAGATTACCGCCAAGCATTGCGTGACATAACCACACACGCCAACTGGCCCAATTTGGAAGATGCTGACTGGCCTACAAAGCCTTAATTTAAATGGTTAGCGTTCTTATCATGGGGCTTCCCAATTCAGGGAAGACAACTTTAGCTAAAGCTCTGCAGGGGCATTTAGGCGCACAGCTATATAATGCAGATGTTGTGCGAGAAATGGCTAATGATTGGGACTTTTCTTATAGCGGCAGATTGCGTCAAGCGAAACGCATGAGAGACTTATGCAAGTCTTCCAGTGCTAACTACGTCATTGCCGATTTTGTTGCACCTCTTGACGAGTTTAGAAATTTGTTTTCAGCAGATTGGATCGTTTGGGTAGACACGTTACTTGAAAGTCGTTTTGAAGACACGAATAAAATGTTCACTAAGCCTTCTCATTACGACTTTAGGATTACAGAAAAAAACGCTGAAAAATGGGCGTTATTTATTGCAAGCTATATTAAAGAAAACAAGCGCAGACCTGAGTTTGATTGGACTAAAGACACTGTTCAAATGCTTGGTAGATGGCAACCTTGGCATACAGGTCACAGGGCTTTATTTGATAGAGCCGTTCAAAAGACAGGGCAGGTTGTGATACAAGTTCGTGGTTGCTGCGGCACCAACTCTAACAATCCCTTTGATTTTAAAACTGTAAAAGATTTTATAGACCGTGATTTAGAGCCGTTCTACCAAGGTCAATACGTTGTCCAACGTGTTCCTAATGTAACAAATATTACATATGGCAGAAAAGTAGGGTATACTATTGAGCAAGAGTTTTTCAATGAAGATATACAATCTGTGTCTGGAACGGAAATTCGTAAATCAATGGGAGTTTCTATATGTCTTTAGTCCCGCTAAACATCCCCAAGGGGCAGTACGCAAACGGCACAGAGTATCAATCTCAGGGTCGCTGGCGTGACGTAAACCTAGTGCGTTGGCATGAGGATGCCTTGCGTCCGATTGGCGGTTGGAGGCCACGCGCACAGTCCGATAATAGCCCAGTAGATGCTGGCGGTGTTGTTCGCGGTGTCCATTGTTGGGTAGACAATGACGGTGAGCGTTTCGCTGCATTCGGATCGCACGACACTGTGACAGCTATGCTGGAAAGCTCTATTACGGCAGACATTACACCCAGCGCACTTACAACGGGCCGCGTAGATGCAACGGTCAACACTGGCTGGGGTTCAGGTGGCTGGGGCTTGTTTGGTTGGGGCGTAGCGCGTCCAGACTTAGGTTCTATTCTACGCGCAACTACATGGTCACTAGATAACTGGGGTGAGGAACTAATCGCATGTTCGTCTGACGATGGCGTTATCTACTCATGGGACTTGGAAACAGCCAACGATCTAACGGCGGTCACAAACGCGCCTACGGGCTGCACAGCGACATTCGTAACAGAGGAACGCTTCTTGGTGGCTCTTGCAGCGGATTACAGCGTGTCTCAGTCATCTTCAAAGCGTGTGGCATGGTCAGATCAGGAAGATTACAACACATGGACAGCGGCGGCGACAAACCAAGCTGGTGACATTGAACTGCAAACCAACGGCACGATCCTAGCGGGTGTACGCACACGCGGTCAGTCTTTGATCCTTACAGACCAAGACGCGCATACAATGACATACCAAGGCCCACCGTTTGTATACGGCTTTGAGCGTGTCGGTACGGCGTGTGGATTGATTGCGGCGGGTGCATATGCATCTGTTGACGCTGGCGTGATCTGGATGGGTCGTCGTGGCTTCTTCATCTATTCTGGCGGTCAAGTGCGCGAAATACCGTGCGAGGTCGCTGATCTGGTATTTAGTAATATCAATTATGACCAAGCATCTAAGGTGCAGGCTATGGTCAACAGCCAGTGGAATGAAGTCTGGTGGGTGTATCAATCACAGGATAGCGATGAATGCGACAAGTACGTTGCATATGATTACGTTGAAAACATCTGGTCAACTGGCGACATGGATCGCACTGCGGGTGTGGATCGCGGCGTATTCCGCTTGCCGTTCTTGGTTAAATCAGATGGCGTTGTGTATGAGCATGAAGTTGGTTTTGATTATGATGGGGCGACACCATACGCAGAGACAGGCCCAATTGCCATTGGCACTGGTGAGCGTCTGATGAAAGTCACCAACGTCATACCTGATGAAAAAACGCAGGGCGATGTGGATTTGAAGTTTAAGGTGCGCAACTACCCGAATGCAACGGAAACAGAAAAGGGGCCATTTAACACGGCAAACCCAACATCTGTACGCTTCCAAGGTCGTCAGGTTAGAATGCGCGTTGAGGGTGCAGAGGCAGCGGATTGGCGTGTGGGTGTCATGCGTCTTGATGCGCGGCAGGGTAGCAAACGATGAGTTTCTATGGTGCGCCCCCAATAGGCCCAGATTTTAAGGTATGGGCAGAGAAGTTTAGTGCGTGGCTTATGAGGACACGCTCTTTTCTTACGCACAGACGCGATTATGACAGCGCGGCAGAAGATGGCGTTATCTTATGGGATCGTGAATACAAGTATCCTGTTGTATCCAAGGATGGTGCGTTTGTGCAGATCGTCTTAGAGGACGGTCACGCCTCGTTTTACCGCACAACGGATGTTACTGCTGCAGCAGCAGATACGGCGTACGCAATAACGTACGATGCGCCAAGCGGCAATGTTGGCATAGATCGGGATGCGACAGACAACAGCAAGATCGTGTTTAGCGAGGCTGGCGAGTATCTACTGATGTTTTCAGCGCAGATTTCGTCAACGTCATCTAGCACGGTGAGGTTTTACTTCTGGCCTCGCCTGAACGGCACGGATGCGCCAAACAATACGATCATCTATTCGCTACACCAGAATGACGCGACAGTGGTTGTTTCGCGTTCTGCCAAGTTTGATGTGGCGGCTGGCGATGAATTACAGGTCATGTGGGCGGTGGATGGCACGTCAGGCTTCTTGGATGCGTCTGCGGCAACTTCATTTAGCCCAGCGGCACCAGCGACTACGCTGCACATCACGAGGATGCACGGATGAATGACATGTCTCAAAAGATGGTAGTTGGCGAATTTGTTCTAAGTGATGACTTAGCGCGTTGCAGGCCGTACATTGAGGATGCATTGGAATATTGCAACGGTACGCACGAGTTTGAGGACATTGTAAAAGGCATTGCGGAGAGTAAGATGCAGTTCTGGCCTGCACCAAGGGGGTGCATGGTAACGGAAATTGTGGTATATCCTAGAAAGAAGGTTCTAAACATTTTCTTAGCAGGCGGTGATTTGGATCAGTTAAAGGATATGAATGATGCGATAAATGCATGGGCCATAGAGCAAGGATGCACTGGCGGTAGCCTCACAGGTCGTGTAGGATGGAAAAAAGTATTAGAGCCAATGGGATGGAAGTTAGCACATTCCCATTTTGTTAAGGAGACAGAATAATGTCAGGCGGCGGCGGTAGCACAACACAGAAGCCATATGTTCCTAAGTTTGCTGAAACAGCAATGCAGCAGGGTATTGGCATGGGAACAGACCTTGCCCCTTTGCAAGATACTTACACACCTCTGTATGGGCCTCAAGTGGCAGCTTTGTCTCCAATGGAGCAGGCTGGGATGCAAGGCACAGACATGATGGCAGGTGCATTTGGGATGCCTTCAACTGGTGGTCAGCAATACTTACCGCAAGCGCAGACGTATGAGGGTGGCATTCAAGGCTATTCAGCGCGTCCAATGGTTGAGGGGATGATTAGCCAGTTTCAAGCAGAGCGCCCAGAGCAAGCGAAATATCGTGAAAGTTTCGGAATTGATCCTGTTTCTGGTGAAGTTGGATCACGCGCACCACAGAACCAACCTGTAGAGTTAGAGCTACAGGGCGGCGGCGGCGGCAAATAGGAGAAAAGACATGGGTGCATCAGCAGGTGGACAAAGACTTCCAAGCGGCGGTTTAGCGGGACAAGGTGGAAGCACACCAACAGGAAGTGTGCAAAGGCCCACAAACTTAGGCCCAGAAAATGTATACAATCCAACCATGGGTACAGGTTATGGCGGCATGGGCGCACAGCGAGCGGTTATGCCGCGTAATCCCGCCAATACTCCTCTTTCTCGCCCACAATCTCAAACTCAACCTAACATCTATCAGCAGTCTGCGCAGTCTATAGGTCAGGCGCAACAAACGATGGGTGGTTTATCGCAATTTACTCCACAGCAGATGCAAGCTGCACGGGCAGGCCCAACGGCAACATACGGTGGCGCAACGGTTCAGAGAACGCCTGCATATGGCGGTGCAACAGTTGAGAAAACGCAAGCATATGGCGGAGCTACTGTAGCCCCTGCTGTGACTTTTGGTGGAGCGCAGGTTGGCCCAACCTCACAGATGCAAGCTGCACAACTAAGCCCAGCAGAAAGAATGCAATCTGTTGGGGCTGTACAAGCGGCACAAGCGCCTGATCAAATCGCTGTGGATCGCTTGCAGACGCAAGACATATCCACATACATGAACCCCTATCAGCAGCAAGTGATAGAGGCGGGTCAGGCCGACATTGAGCGTCAAAGACAAATGGCATCTGAAAACCTTGCATCACAGGCGCAAAAAGCGGGTGCGTTTGGCGGATCGCGTCAAGCTGTGCAAGAAGGTGTTTTGGCTGGTGAGGCTTTACGTCAAGCGGGTCAGCTATCAGCGCAGCAGCGCCAAGCAGGGTTCCAGCAAGCCGTTGAGAGCGGCAAGTTTGATATTGGTCAAACGCAAGCGGCTCGCACACTTGCATCTCAGCAAGGTTTTGAAGCAAGCCAACTTGGTCAGCAGGCTCGTGAAGCGGCAGCGGCTCGTGAGCAGGCAGCACGATCTGGCAATATGCAAGCCGCCAATCAGTTTGCACAGACGCAAGCGCAACTTGAGCAGCAAGCAGGTCAAGCAAACATGGCTGCATTAAACGCAGCAACAGCACAACAAGCGAACTTGACCCAGCAAGCTGGTCTATCAAGCATTGCAGCGCAAAATGCAGCAGCAGCACAGCAGGCTGGATTGACGCAAGCGGCAGGTATAACCGCAGCACAACAAGATGCGGCAAGGGCGGCACAGCAAGCTGGTCTAACGCAAGCAACAGGTATAACGGCAGCGCAACAAGACGCAGCACGAGCCGCTCAACAGGCTGGCCTAACGCAGGCTGCGGGTCTATCAAACCAAGCTGCAATCAACCAAGCGCTTCAAGCTCAAGCGGGTCGCCAGCAAGCAGCAAACCAAGCTAACTTCCAAGGCCAGTTTACTGGCGCAGGCGTTCGCCAAGGCGCGGCAAGTGGTTTAGCAGGTTTGGGTCAGCAGCAGTTCAACATGGGCCAATCAATTCAGCAGCAGCAAATGCAGCAAGGCGCAATGCAGCGTGGCATCATGCAAGGCTTAATTGGTGCAGGTCAGCAGAACTTTGGTCAATATACAGGCGCACCAACAGGTGGCTTGAATACGTTTCTAGGCGCACTTACTGGCGCAGGCGTTCCATCAGGTCAGACTAGCTCATTCCAGCCGGGCTTCCTGAACTACTTACAAACCGCAGCAATGTTTGGAAGATAAATGGCAAGCTGGTCTGACATACAGCGCGGTATTTTCGCAGGTGAGAGCGGGGGTGATTACAACGCTCTGTTTAACTATCAAAACCGTCCTAGTGGTATATTCTCTGATGTTCGGGTAACTGATATGAGCATCGCGGATGTATTGGGGTTTACAGACCCTCGCGGTGAATACGGACAGTATGTTGCATCAGCTAGACCAGACCCAGAGATGGGCGTTGCGACACCAGTAGGTGCTTATCAGGTTGTTGGTTCAACGCTGCGTGACGCAGTAAAGGCGCTGAATTTAGACCCAAATCAGAAGTTTGATAAGGCGACACAAGACAAGGTTGGTCAGTGGATTTACCAGACACAAGGCACTGGCGCATGGCAGGGCTATAAAGGGCCACAATCAAAGCCAAAGGATATGAACATGAGTATGAACCCAAATGCACCCCAACGCACTGGCCTACTAGGTTTCATGGACATCATGCGCAGACCAGACGAAGAAACAGGGATGACAGCAATGGAGCGTTTCGGCGCTGCACTTGATCCTTTGTTGGCTCCTAACCAGCGCATGGGTGAGCAGTTGAGAGCATCTGGTGCTAGACGTTTACAGACGCAGTCAAAGAATAAAACAATTGATACACTGACAAAGCGCGCAGGTGCTGGTGACCGTGTTGCGGCAATGGTGCTGCAAGGGTTGCAAACAGGTGCATATGACGCAAAAACCGCAATGTCTTTGTATATGCAAGAGATGATGAAGGGCGGCGTTTCCAAGTCTGACATGAACAAGATGGTTGTTGATGCGCGTAAAGAGTTTACAGGACTAGCTCCCGTAAAAGATTTCTCAGATGTTAGTTTTGCTTATTCGCGCGTGGTACGGTCAGCGGATGACCCATCACCTGCGGGTGATTTGGCTTTGATCTTTAACTTTATGAAGGTGCTTGATCCCGGGTCTGTTGTGCGTGAAGGTGAGTTTGCTACAGCGCAAAATTCTGGTGGTGTAGATGAGCGCGTAAGAAGTCTTTACAATCAAGTAAGGGAAGGGACGCGCCTAACGGAGACACAAAGAGCAGACTTTGTAGATCGCGCGGGTCGCCTGTATGGTGGCGCACAAGAGCAATACCAATCCATTGCCAATCAATACACAGAATTTGCAAGGCAAGCTGGTCTTGATCCTCAGTTGGTTATTCCAGACTTTAGCTTTAAAGGTACAGTTCCTGAAAAGCCCACTATCTTACAAGTGCCGCCAAATCCAATGCCAGATCGGTTCCTGACTGATGCGGATTGGAAAAACCACTGGCAGAATGTGATGTCGGAAGAAGAACGTAAAGAATTTCTAGGAGGCTAAGATGGCTGATTTGACGGAAGCGCAACGCAAAATCTTAGACCGCACGTTAGCGAAAGAGGAAGAACGCCAACGGGAGCAATCTTTAGTTCCTACGCAAAGAACTCGGACGGCAATGCAGGGTCTGACGTTAGGCTTTGCGGATGAAATAGAGGCAAGAGCAAGGGCGCTTGCGACAGGCGAGACTTATGAAGAAGCGCTGGATAAAATCCGTAGTGGCATTAAGGCATACCAAGAAGCGCGTCCTACAGAAGCAATGGCCTATGAGCTAGGTGGTGCGGTTGCTCCTATGATATTCACAGGTGGTGGTGCTGCGGTTCCAACGATGGGGCGTTTAGCGGCTCGTGGTGCAGCAGAAGGTGCTGTTTACGCTTTTGGCACTGGTGAAGGTGGCGCAGCAGAACGAGCAGCGCGTGTTCCGTTTGGTGCATTAGGTGGCGCTGCTGGTGGAGTAGTTGGCGAAAAGGTTGCAAGGGGTGCTGTTCGTAGTGTGGAAGCTCTTGTGGATGCAGCCAGACGAACTACGGGTCGCAGAGGTGCATCTGTAGTAGAAAACGAAATACAGCGCCTTGTTGAGCAAACTGGAAAGACACCAGATGAGATCGTTCAAGATATTATGGACGGTAAGATATTAGCTGAGAACCGCACGATTGCAGCATCTGTTAAGGCGTTGCGTGGTCAAGGTGGCCCAGCAGCGGCGACAATCCAAACGGCTTTGGAGCAAAGACCCCGTAGATTACGAAGCGCTGCGCAGCAGCAGATTGCAGAATATCTTGACGATGTAAGCGCTGATCCAGCGGTGAGTGCAGTTCGTCGTCGTGCTACGAGTGAAGCTGAAACAGTTGCCGCAGAACGCGCAGCGTATGCACCATTTAAGACAGAGCCAGTAACAAACGATGTCTTCATGGAGTTAGCGCGAGTATTAGAGACTGCACCTGATGTTGGTGAGAGCCTTAATAAAATCGCACAACGTCAAGGCATGGCAGATTTGTATGCCGTAGCTGATGATGGGGTGGTTCGGTTTGCGCGTAGGCCAACCGTAGAGGAAGCTGAAAAAATCCGCAGAGTTCTACAGCAAACTGCGCGTAAAGAAAGCAAAGCTGGTGACATTGATTTGTCTATTGCAACTACAGATATAGAAAAGTCTTTACGGTCTGTGCTGGACGTTGATGTCCCTGATTTGATGTCAACAAGAGCGCAAGCGGCAGCCGTAAGAACTAATCGTGATGCATTTCAAGCTGGTCGCAAGGCTCTTGCAGGTGACGTAAATGAAGTCATGGTGGAACTAGAAGACAAGTGGGCTAAAGACCCTGCTACACTAGCAAGCTATCGTTCAGGTTTCTTAGCTGCATTGCAGGGTAGATTTGCTACAGGTCAAGAGCGTACAGCTCTGCGCAGAATGCTTGAAGAAGGTCAGAAAGAGGGAATGTTGTTACGGGCCTTAATTCCTGACCCACAAGACCAAGCAGCAGTGTTGCGTAAGCTAGATATAGCAACAGAGGCAGAAGATGTAGCGCAGACAGTTTTACGCAATACACAAACTGCTGAAACAATGATGGCGGCGAAAGCGCAAAACGCAGGTGTAACTGCTGCGGAAGGTGTTGCAGCAGCCACGGGTGATGTAAACGCCTTGCTGTCTATTTCTCGCAAGTTTGTTGATAGCTTTAGCCGTGATTTGTCTGCGGCAGAGCGTAGTAAAATTGCTGATATTTTGGTTTCGGAAAATCCAGACCTTGTTCGCAGGGCCATTACTGATGAACGCGCCATTGCGCAAGCACAGCAATTCATAGCCACTATCGCGCCGTTTGTGGCAAGATCAGGCGCAACATTTGGCACTAGGGAAGCGGCTGGGCCATCAGCAGATTTATTAGGGCCAATGGCAGCACCGTTCTTACAAGACGCTATAGGAGCAATCAATCAATGAGACTTGAACCACTAGATCAGACACAGATTGAAAGCATTGTTTCCAAAGCAATCCAAGACGCGGTGGACTTTGTAGACAGCGAGATTGCACCACAGCGGATCAAGGCCCAGCGCTACTTTGATGGTGAGGTAGACATTGGCTATGAGGAAGGTCGCAGCAGAGTTGTGGCAACAAAATGCCGTGAGGTTGTTCGCGGTCTAAAGCCAAGCATTCAGCGTATATTCCTCACTAGCGAAAAGCCTGTAGAGTTTGTGCCGCGTGGCCCAGAGGATGTTGCGATTGCAGAGCAAGCTACTAGCTACGTTTCATATAAATTCCAGCAGCATGACGGATACCGCGTACTAAACGATGTATTCCAAGATGCGATGGTGAAGAAAGCTGGCATTGCATACGTTTATTTCAATGAGGAAATGGAAACAGAAATCCATACCTTTACCCAGCTATCCGATGAAGAATTTGCGGTTATCATTGAAGATGATGATGTAGAAGTTCTTGAACATGAGATGCGCATGAGCATTTCAATGGATCAGATGGGTATGGAGATTGAAGTACCAGAGCATGACGTAAAGATTGCGCGGTCTATTCCTCACGGTGACATCTGCATTGAGAGCGTTCCCCCAGAGGATTTCTTTGTAGATCGCAATGCGCGTAGCATAGATAATTACTACATCTGTGGTCACAGCACAGAAATGCGCGTGTCTGACTTGATTGCGATGGGATTTAGCCCAGACGATCTTGTGGGCTTAGATAGCACAGAATATAGCGTTGTAGATGATGAAGCTGAATTTGAGCGCCGTGGTTATGCAGTAGATGAGGGTGAGGATGAAAACATCACTGCCGCTTCTAAGAAAATCACAGTCACAAATGCCTACATGGAATTGGACATAGAGGGTACAGGTGTACCGCGTCTGTACCAGTTCTTGTGTGCTGGTTCTACGTTCAAGCTGTTAAACTTCTACGAAGCAGATTGTGCGCCATACGCAATTTTTGAGTGTGATCCAGAGCCACATGCTTTCTTTGGCTCATCATTGGTTGATTTGGTGATGGACGATCAGGATGCAGCTACAGCGATGCTGCGCGGTGTTCTGGACAACGTGGCATTGACCAATAACCCAGCATTGCAGATTGTTGATGGTCAGGTTGCGATTGACGATTTGCTGAACAACGAGATTGGACGCATTGTGCGGGTGAAAGCACCCAACAGCGTCATGGAGATGGCAGTACCTTTCACAGCGGGTCAGACACTTCCAGCACTGCAATACTTTGACCAGTTGGTAGATAACAAGACAGGCGTTTCTAAGATGGCGCAAGGTCTTGATCCAGATGTTCTAAAGTCTTCTACAGCAACAGCGGTTGCAGCCTCTATGGAAGGTCAGACGGGCCAAGCAGAGGTGATTGCGCGTAACTTTGCAGAAGGTGGTATGCGCCAGTTGTTCCGCTTAATGTTGGATTTGATGGTTAAGAACACCGACAATGAAGAAATCATGCGCCTCAACGGTTCATTTGTGCCTGTAGACCCCAGAGCGTGGGACACAGACATGGATTTGATTGTCAACGTGGGTATTGGCACTGGACGTGAAAATGAACGTGCAGCGGCCCTACAGCAAGCCTTACAGATACAGCAGCAGATATATGCGCAGTATGGCCCAATGAATGGCGTGGTTACTCTAACGCAGATGCGGAACACTTTGGCAGACTTGTTGGCGATTGGTGGCCTGCGGAACGCGGATCGTTACTTCATGCCAATGACCCCAGAGATTGAACAGCAGATGATGATGCAGCAACAACAGCAAGCGCAAGAGCAGCAGGCTATGGCCGCTCAACAGCCTGATCCAAACGCAGCGTTTATGCAAGCTGAACAAATGAAAGCGCAGACACGGGCGCAGGTAGACATGACCAAGGCGCAGATGGATTATCAGTACAAGATGCACAAGCTGGGCATGGATGATGACTTGGCGCGTGATGACATGGTTCAAGACTTGGCGGTCAAGGTTGCTGAGATACTTGGCAAGTACGGAACAGCGGTTGATGTTGCCAGTGTGAAAGCAGAGCAAGACGCGGTACGCGAACACAACGCGCAGATGATGGGAATGCAAGGTGGATATTGAGCAAAGAGCTAAACGCTCAAAATCACTGTTAGAGAATGAATGGTTCATGGAAACCATAAAGGATTTGCGGGACACCCAAATGAGGACTTTCGCAGATAGCAGCGCCCCAGAGGTGGAGAAACGTGAGGATGCTCACGCCATTTTGAGGGCATTAACAGCAATAGAGCGTCAATTACAGGCAGATGTAGATGCCTTGGCGCTAGTACAACGGAAGGGAAAGCACCGTGGAAACGACTAACCCAATCAACGGTAACGATTTAGAGGCGGTTACCGAAAACTTGATTTTAGAAACGCCTAATAATTCTGATGATGCATCAGATGAAGCTGTTGAGGTAACTGGGGACACCCAGCCTGAAATGGTAGAGATTGAAGCACAAGATCGGGATGATGACGTATCATATGACGACACAGAGACATATGATGAGGATGTTGAGGTTGATGAACCCGCAGTTCAAGAGGAGCCGACATATTTCACTGTTAAGATTGATGGTGAGGAGCGTCAGGTAGACCTAAATGAGCTTACTCGTGGTTACTCAGGGCAAAAGTACATCCAAAAGGGCATGGCAGAGAACGCTGAAACTAAGAAGAATTTAGATCAGTTTACTCAGCAAGTCGCCCAAGAACGCCAGATGCTACAGCATTTGATTAACCAAGCCCAGCAGGGCGCTATTCCTGTTGTGCCTGAATACCCTTCTGAGGAACTGAAAGACAGTGACCCTCTTGGATTTCAGCTACAAGCAGAAGAATATCGCCGCGCCGTAGAGCAGCGTCAACAGTGGGAACAGCAAGTTTCCTACGTTACGCAGCAGCAACGCGCTTATGAGGAACAGCAGCATAATCAGTATTTAGAACAGCAGGCTCAACGCTTGTCTGAATGGATGCCTGAATTTGCTGACCCTGAGAAGCGCACAGTGTTCGTGCAGGAGATGTCTTCTAAAGCTAAAAAGCACTATGATTTGACAGATGAGCAAATCAGCACAGTGCGTACAGCAGAAGAAGTTATGATCCTGAATGATGCGCTGAAATGGCGAGAGCTACAGACTACCAAGTCCAATGCCCAGAAAAAGGCAGAGGGTGCGCGTCCAGTAGTTAAGCCAGCAGCTAAGAGAGCGGCAACGGCTGGTAAGGCGTCAAAGGCTAAGAAAGCATCACAGGCTATGAAGCGGTCAGGCGGCATTGATGACGTTGCCAACTGGCTCACCTCTTAACTTTTGTCTAAAGGAATAAGACAATGGCTGTAACAGCAAACACCAATGAGACATATGATGTCTCTACAATTCGGGAAGACCTAGCCCCAGCGCTGGCTTCAATTAGCCCGACTGAAACTATTTTCATGTCAACAATCGGCACACGCAACGTAGACAACACTTACTTTGAGTGGAGTGAAGTTGATCTTGCAGCGGCTGGCGCAAACCGTCAGATTGAGGGTGATGTTGGCATTGCTAACACTGCACCAACAAACGCGGTTCGCAAGGGTAACTACACACAGATTTCTGCAAAAGTTGTTGAAGTATCATCAACAAACCAAGCGGTAAACGGTGTTGCAGATGCTCAAACAGTTGCAAAGCAAGTTGCTTACAAACTGTCTGAAATGAAACGCGACATGGAAAAAATGTTGTTGGACAACGTAGCAGCGTCAGCGGGTGCATCAGGCACAGCGCGTCAAACTGCGGGTCTAGGTGCATTTTTGACAACAAACACTTCATTCGGCACAGGCGGTTCTGCGGGTACAACATCTGGTTCTGGTGAAGCAGGTTATCCTGACGCAGCAGCAACAGATGGTACACAACGTGCAATCACAGAAGACATCCTAAAAGACGTTATCGCGGCATGCTGGGATGAAGGTGCAGAACCTTCAGTTGTTCTATGTGGATCGTTCAACAAGCAAACTATCTCTGGCTTCACAGGTAACGCGACACGTTACAAAGAAGCAGAAGACAGTAAACTGAACGCAGCGATTGACGTATATATCTCTGATTTCGGTGAGCTTCAGATCGTTCCGGCGCGTCACATTCGTGCGCGTGATGTGTTCGTTCTTGATCCAAACTATGCATCGGTTGCTTACTTGCAGACAGCAAAGCAAGAACCTCTTGCAAAAACTGGTTTGTCAGAACGCCGTCTGATCTCTGCTGAATATGGCCTACAGGTCACTTCACAGAAGGCACACGGTTTCGTAGCAGACTGTACAACATCATAATAGATTGGGGGCTACGGCCCCCTTTCTCCCAGAGGTGGCAGTATGAAAAAAATTAAGATTACAACAGACAGAACTTGGGTAGGCGGTAAGAGAGCTGAAAAGGGCCAGACTTACGAGGTCACGGCAGAGGAAGCTAATATCCTTGTTGCTAACGGGTTCGGTGAAGAAATTAAAAAGGCAGCGCCAAAACGAGCGCGTGATGCCAAGGGAAAGCTAAAAGCTGATGACCCTTCTACGCCAGATGTAAATGAGGCGTGGGAAGGCGGGAAAGCACCTAAGAAACGAGGAAGGCCAAAGAAGAATGTCTGACACTATTCTAAACACTGAGTGGCACACAGAAGACGACAAGGTTGTTGTAAAGCGTAGCCAAGATATTCAAAGCATTTTGGACTTTAACAAAGAGCGCAACATTGACGGTCACAATAAGAAGTCTGACATGCGCTTGGCTGGCTCAATACCTTTTG